TTTGTGGCATAATATCCGCTATGAGTAAAGAAGTAACAACCCGAATCAGCCCAGAAAGCATTGAGATAGCTAATGCCTATTTGGAGAAAGGCGATATCACTGCGGTCAGTACGGAACTTAAGGTGCCCCGCGATGTCGTGTCCGAGTACCTAAACAAGCGAGAAGTTAAGAAGTATATTGACTCCGTTTATTTAGATGCTGGGTATAGAAACAGATTCAAACTAGCAGAAGTCATGGATACGTTAATTGACAGAAAGCTAGAGGAAGCGGAAGAGACAGAAATGTACTCTAATAAAGACCTAGCAGATCTACTGCAACTAGCGCATAAGATGCGCATGGATGAAATAAAAGCACAGACAGAGCTGGAAAAAGCTAATGGCTCTACTGTTAAAACACAAAACAACGTCATGATAAATTCCGAAGTACCATTCGGACAAGGTAATTATGGGGCATTAATGGATAAACTTCTGAAAAGCGAGTAAGTATGAGAAAAACATGGAAGCAGTTTAATAAACTGATGAAGAGAGGAAAGATTAACAAAGTTGTGAAAGCAGCAGGATTTAGGAGGGATAAGAACAATGGAAGCGATACTAACTTACCCTCCGACAGCGGTATATAGCGTACCTTATAAAACTACCGAGATTTTAGCCGGTAGGCATTATGGGGAAAGGCAGTACATTGATAGATTCTATAACGTAACTATTTACGATAGAAACGGTGTACTGCAAAAAATAACTAATCAGTACTCGGTTAATTATTTCGTATGATAAAAGAGCTAATACTAGTGGCGTCCTTCTTGATGACGCCTGAAGCCATGCACCTTGGTCCTGATGTGACCTGCATGGCAATGAATATTTATATGGAAGCAGGGAACCAATCAGTAGCCGGTAAAATGGCAGTTGGTCATGTAACTTTGAATAGGTCTGCGATGGAACAATACCCGCACTCTATTTGTGGGGTAGTAACGCAAGGCCCTACGTATCAAACAAAGTCAGGAATGACATTTCCAGTAAAGTGGAGATGTCAATTTAGCTGGTTTTGTGATGGTAAGCCGGATAAACCAGTTGATAGTGTGACTTGGAACGAGTCAATCGGTATCGCTAAACGCCTTCTATATAAAGATATGTACGATTTTACGGAAGGAGCTTCTCACTATCATAATGACCAAGTAAGTCCCGAGTGGAGTAGACACTTACATAAAATCGTTGTCATAGACAACCACACTTTTTACAGGTAAGGAGAATATTCGGAGAGAAAATTGGTTTTTGAATCCATTGCCGCAATTACTGCTGGATTGAGTGCTATTAATTCCTTGATGAGTCAAGCGAAGGAAGCCAAAGGTAATGTTCAAAGTCTAATGGGAGGACTTACTAGCTTCCAAGACGGTCTCCAAAGATACGAAATCGAGAAAAGAGCCAGTTTAGTTGCTCCTTTAACGCCTGCCGAAGCCATGAAGGTGGCTATGGCTAAACAGCAGGTCGACAGATACAATAAAGAACTGCATTTAATGTGTAGTATGAGCCGAGAAGGCCAGAACTTATGGGAAAACTATCAACAAGCACTTGCAGATTCTAAAGAACGACACAAAGCACAAGTAAAAGCTATAATTATTGCGAGAAAGAGAAGACAAGAGCTAATTAAGAACGTAATAAATATAAGTCTTATAAGTTTGATAGGAGTAATTATAGCAGGAGTAGTAATTAGTCTTGCTATAGCAATGCTGACATGACAATATTAGCTTTCATGTTAGTAGTTATCGTTAATGATAACGCATTGGACAATACCGGATGGTATTTTAGAGACGTATACCGTTGTAATCAGTTTGCCCATGCAATAGAACACGGAAATGTCCATTATAGGGATAGACGACCTAGGCAGAACAATATATCAGCATATTGTGTGCCTATAAACCTACCAGGGAGCACTAAGTTTTGGGATTAAGAAGTGAAAAAGTTAGCATTCTTCATGCTTTTACTAGCAAGTCCTGTGATATTTGCGGAAGGACCAGTTGTACCTGAGTCACCTCCGGAGATACCTTTAGTGCCTATTGATGGGCAAGTAGATGGAGACACTAATCAAGACGGAAGTTTAAATACTGTTAATCAGAACAGTTCCGTTAATAGTAATAATAAAAGTACTAACAATTCAAGAACATATAATGGAGCCGGTAGCTCGGGAATGCCTGCTTCATCAGCAATGTCACCCTCCTATATAAGTACAGGATCGGAGACTTGCTTACAAGGAATATCGGGTGCAGCCCAAGGACAAGTATTTGGGTTTAGCACTGGAATTTATAGAGTAGACGAAGAGTGCAACAGGAGAAGGGACTCCAAAGTCTTAAACGACCTAGGAATGAAAGTTGCCGCAGTAGCTAGAATGTGTCAAGATGAAGAGGTTTGGAAGTCGATGTTTATTTCCGGTACACCATGTCCTCTCATTCGAAACAGCAAGCTAGTAGTAGGGAAAAGAGCGTACTTAATAATGAAACAAAACCCTGTTACCTATATACCCGGATATATGGAACAGGAAGAATGGTACAACACCATTTTGGGAATAGGAGAGACAAGTGAAGAAGATATTGCTAATGGCAGTAATGGCCTTAGTATCTCTGAACGTTTCCGTTCAAGCCGACTCAATTGATGCTTTAGTTACTGATAGTCGTAGTGTGTTAGATAGCCTAGACTACGGTATTCGAGCAACAGGGGGTATAATGGCCCTTACAGTAAACGGTGAAGTCGCACCAAACGGAATAGTACACGGAGGTTTAATAACCCAGGCACAAGTGCAAGCTTACAATAACACTCTTGCAATAGTTGGTGGTTCCACTTTTTACGATGCAGAACTATATTTGCTAGATCAAGGAGATATAGCACTAGATAACATGAACGACGCTGTAGACATTTTTGTAGATACAGCGACAGAAATTTCCACGATTATGGAAATAGCAGAAATGGCAGAGACAGCTCAGGACGACGGAACTCCCGAGCAAAAGCAGTTAGTAGCAGAATATGTTGAACTTAATGAACAGCAACTAACCCTCAGTCAGGAAACAGTTACAGAGTATAATGAGTCCTTAGATGATATAGAGACTTATGCCCAACAAGCAGCGGCTTACATAGGATTGGCTAACGATACTAATGCTACTGCTTTTTTCGACCAAGGAGCTGATAACGCAGATGCAAGTTTTGTAACTGACGCTACCACTTCTTATAATAATAGCAATAATATGGTTGTTGTTATGTGGTCTACCAGTAATAGTGGTAGTGGCGTTTATATAGATGGTACAGGTGGTTTAGGCATTGATTTATTTACTACTGAAACAGATATATTAACCGCTGGAGCTAATAGTTTATTTTATACTACTAGTCCTACGTATTTAGGCTATGATTGTTTCTTTAACGAAACAAACTGTAATTAATATGTCTTTAGAAGAAACAGAAATAAATGTAGGCGGAGTCAGTTTTAAAGGAGTATACATAGCCATAGTACTTGGTTTTGTATCTACTATTGGCGGAGCGATATGGACTGCAAGTGAATTATATAGCAGACTAGAAGCTGTGGAGGCTTATGAAATTCCCGACATAGCACCCTTACATGAAAAGGTAGAATTAATTACGAAAGAACTTGAAGATCAAGATATTACAAGTCTTCAAGGAAAGCTAGCCGAGTTAGGAGTGAACCTAAAAACTATTATCGAACAACAAAGAGATTTATTAGCTATTAAGGAACGAGTAATACAAGCTGAGAAAGATGTAGAAGCTATGAAAACAACTGTTACTGAAGCAAAATTAATAGTGGGCAAAGTAGAAGGATTTGAAAGTTACTTAAAGCAGTTCGAGGGTAAATTAGATAAAGTTGATAAAGAAATTGACGATATCTGGCTGGGTATGGATGAACTATCTAACCCATTAAATTAGGAGCATATCGTGTCACTTCGGTTAGACAAACTACAGCTAGGAACTCTAACAGTTCTAATAGTACAATTTGCGGGAATTATATGGTGGGCATCAGGCGTACAAGCTTCAGTCGATCGACTAGAAGGGTTACACTCAGCAGTCGACCATGACCGAGTAGAATTTTATCAAAGAATGTCTGTAGTTGAGACAAAAGTCGAGGGAAACAAGAGAATCTTGGAAAGACTCGAGGAGAAAATAGATGGAATGCAATAATCCAGATTGTGTATGTACTGAAGAAGTTTGTGATGCGGAAACGTGTAAAAATAATGATTGCCAATGTTGGCAAGAGGCTAGTTAGGAGAAAGATATGGCAATAGCAAAAGGACCTGGTGGAGCGTACTGGATGGTACAAGATGATGAAGGCAATGTATTAAGTACTCATGCCACTAAAGAAGACGCAGAAGCTGCTGATGGAGGCGCTGCACCCGCACCTGAGCCTGTAGTTGAAGAGCCTGCACCTGTAGTTGAAGAGCCTGCTGAAGAAGATGAGTAAGAATTACGAATACGCTAAACTAGCTCAGTTAGCTTATTGTAATCCAGGAGAGTCCAACGACCCTGCGTTTGACCGTGCTAAGTTCATGGAATCAGATAACGCAGAGGCGTGGATGTTCTTCACCCCCGAAGCCACTGTTATATCTTGTAGAGGTACAGAACCTTCCCAACTGAAAGATTTAACGGCGGACTTAAAGTTTTGGCGTATCGACCCCGCCGGAACTGGAGAGAAAATTCACTCGGGCTTCTGGTCTGAGGCTTTTTCTCTCTTTCCAAAGGTTATAAAGAACCTACCTGACGATGAAAAACCTATCGCAGTAACAGGACATAGTTTAGGTGGTGCAATGGCAGTTATTATGACAGGCTTTCTATTAAAGTCTGGTTATAACGTAAAAGAGCTTTATACTTACGGACAACCTAGAGTTGGCAACCGAGTCTTCTGTGAACGAATACAACGAGACTGTGGTGATTGGCAGCGTTTTGTAAATAACAATGATATAGTTCCTAGAGTTCCTTTGAAGATGGGATGGGTATTCTATGATGGAGGAAACTTAAACTATATTAATGCTTATGGAAAAATTAGAAATTTAACTTGGTGGCAGAGCTTTAAAGATTCTTGGAGAGGAAGAAAAGAAGCTTGGAAGAAGAGGCAATGGTTTGATTCTTTTGCTGATCACTCTGCTATGAATTATAGGAACTTATTGAAAGATGATTGATGATATAGACCCACAAGAGTTTTGGCTCAGTCAAGTACTAGATGATTGTCAGAATACCTTAATGGAGTTACAGCATAAATACGGAAAAGATGCTTTATCCTTAGAGGAGATAGACCCACAAGATTTGGGCACTATTAATATGGCTACTGGATTTACACACTTATACAGGTTAGCACAAGCTAACAAATTAATAACTAACCCACAAGAGGAGCTATCCAGAACTAGGATGGTCATACACTAGATGCTAGAAATAAGTAGGGCTGATGTAATAGGCACCGAGTTGATGTCTTATACTGCCGAAGAAAGATTTATAAAACTTCCCGTAACTTCTTACTTGGAGTTATTAGGGATAGAAGCAATCCCTTCTCAGATAGGAATTATAAATGCTATTAATAACCCTAAGTATCGTTTTATTAGCGGTGCTCTTTCTCGACGACAAGGTAAAACTTATATAGCTAACATAATTGGACAACTTACAGTTTTAATTCCAGGAAGTAATGTACTACTTATGTCTCCGAACTATTCGCTTTCTCAAATTTCTTTTGATCTACAGAGAAATTTGATAAAGCACTTTGATTTGGAAGTAGTTAGGGATAACGCAAAAGATAGAGTCATAGAACTCTCTAATAATTCTACTATAAGAATGGGATCTATTAATCAGGTAGACTCAGTAGTTGGAAGAAGTTATGACTTAATTATTTTTGACGAAGCAGCTTTGACCGATGGACGAGAGGCTTTCAATGTCGCTCTGAGACCTACACTAGATAAACAAAACAGCAAGGCGTTGTTTATTTCTACTCCTAGAGGCAGGAATAATTGGTTTGCTGAATTCTTTTATAGAGGATTTAATGACGAGTTTCCAGAGTGGATTTCCATTAAGGCAACTTACCATGAGAACCCTCGGCTTAGTGAAGATGATATCTCAGAGGCCAAAAAGTCCATGTCCACGGCTGAATTTGCCCAGGAGTATTTAGCTGATTTTAATACTTATGAAGGGCAAGTTTGGAACTTTGATTATGAAAACTGCACTACTAATACCGACCAGTTTAAGCCTGATGGTATGGATGTATTTGCAGGACTTGACGTAGGATATAAAGACCCCACAGCTTTCTGCGTCATTGCTTACGATTGGGATAGTGAAACTTATTATGTAGTAGACGAGTATATTGATGCTGAAAGAACAACCGAGCAACACGCTCTTGAAATTCAAAAACTTATTGACAAATGGGATATCGACTATATCTACATCGACTCTGCTGCACAGCAGACAAGATTTGATTTCGCACAGAACTATGATATCTCAACCATCAACGCTAAGAAGTCAGTACTGGATGGTATTGCACACGTCGCAAATGTAGTAGACAATAACAAACTGCTGGTGAGTCAGAAGTGCGAGCATACTTTAGAATGCTTAGACCAGTATCAATGGGACCCCAATCCTAATTTATTAAGAGAAAAGCCTAAGCACGATAGGTTCTCTCATATGTCGGATGCGTTGAGGTACGCACTATACAGCTTTGAAGTTTCCGCAGGAACTTTTTAAAGCTACCAAGAAAAAAATAACTCTTGACTTTCGTACCCTATCTTTGGTATAATTTTTAAAAGTGAAAAACTGTAAATGGACCTAAAGCGAGACCTAGTAAAATACGTTAGAGATAAAGCAAAGGCGAAGTACCAGAAGGGTACGGATTGCTTTATTTGCGCAAGTAATGAGAACCTGGATTTTCATCACTTTTACGGATTAACAGAACTGTTAGATATTTGGTTGCGTAAAAACAGGATCATAATATCTACAGCTGAAGAGATAATGGATGTACGGGATACCTTTATAGAAGAGCACATGGTAGAGCTGTACGATGAGGCAGTAACTCTTTGTCATACTCATCACTTAAAGTTGCATTCAATTTATGGAAAAAGACCTAAGTTAGTAACAGGCCCCAAACAAAAACGGTGGGTAGAGAAGCAAAGAGATAAGTATGGCATGGTACAGTAATATATTTAAAAGGGAAGAAAAAAACAATCCCGCCCAAGAGTACATAGCTCGTGAGGAAGGATTTACTGTATCTACTAGTGAGAATTATGTAAACTATGCAAATGCATACGAACAATTTGAAGTAGTTAATCGTGCCGTAAACATGATCGTAGATGATGTTTCAGAAATTAGAGTCGACATAGGGAGAAAATTACCGTTAGCACCAGTATTTCAAAATATTAGAAAATCGAGGGTTGATTTACTTTTGAATACTGAACCTAATCCGTTTCAGGATATAAACACATTCAAAAGAAACTTAATTATAGATTTACTAATAGATGGAAATATTTTTGTCTATTTTGATGGTGCACACCTATATCAACTACCAGCTCGAAATGTTGAAATCGAGACGGATGAAACTACTTACATAAAATCTTTTATCTATGATGGAAGATTAGAGTATAGTCCTCAAGAGATTATACACGTAAAAGAGAATTCATTTAACTCTATGTACCGAGGAGTTCCAAGACTGAAGCCAGCGTATAAGCGAATGCAGCTACTTGGCTCGATGAGAAAGTTCCAAGAGAACTTCTTTAAGAATGGAGCGGTACCTGGTCTAGTAATAAAAAGCCCGAATACTCTTAGTGAGAAGATTAAAGAAAGGATGCTTGCAGCATGGAGATCAAGATATAATCCAGAAGCAGGCGGACACAGACCACTTATATTAGATGGTGGTTTAGAAGTTAGCAGTTTAAATGAAGTTAATTTTAGAGAATTAAATTTCCAAGAATCTATCAAGGAAAATGAAAAGATTATCTTAGAAGCGATTGGAGTTCCTCCGATACTTTTAGATAGTGGGAATAATGCGAATATCCGACCCAATCATAGGCTATACTACTTAGAAACTATACTACCTATTGTAAGAAAGATTAACTTTGCATTTGAACGATATTTTGGTTTTGACTTAAAGGAAGACATAAGTAATATTCCTGCTCTTAGACCAGAATTACAAGACGAAGCCGCCTATTACTCTAGTTTGGTAAATGGTGGTGTAATGAGTCCAAATGAAGCTAGGGAAGCCCTAAGACTCAGTCCTGTTGAAGGACATGATGATCTTAGAGTTCCTGCTAATATAGCAGGATCAGCAGCTAATCCTTCAGAGGGCGGAAGGCCAGAAGAGAACACAGAAGATGAATAAAATATTCAATTTAACCTCAGTATTTAAAGCGCAGTCAGATGATGATGGCACTGTTAAAATACAGGGGTATGCAAGTACAAATGATACAGATAGGGCTGGTGATGTAATTGAAAAAGACGCTTGGTTACAAGGCGGTCTCGACAATTTCAAAAACAATCCTATCTTATTATTTAACCATGATTATAATACTCCAATCGGTAAAGCCACAGGGCTTGAAGTTACTGATAGAGGACTAAAAATCGATGGTATAATCTCCAAATCTGCGGGTAAAATCGCTGAGATGGTGAAGGAGGGCATCCTAGGCGCTTTTAGCGTCGGTTTCCGAGTTAAGGATGCTGACTACATAGAGGAAACCGATGGTTTAAGGATCAAGGATGCGGAACTGTTTGAGGTGTCAGTTGTTTCTGTCCCCGCAAATCAATCCGCTATCTTCTCTGTCGCGAAATCGTTCGACACAGATGAAGAATATGCGGACTGGAAAAAACAGTTTGTTAACGATCCTCATGTTGAAATAGATCAGTCCGAACAGGACTCATCAAAAGGAACAGCAAATGCTGTCTTCGGAGAAGGTATAATGTCTGACAAAGACTTTAATCTCGAAGAGTTTGCTAAAGAGGTAGCTCGTAAGACTGCTGCTGAGATTCAGATGAAACAGGCTGAAGATCAAGCGGCTGCTAAAGCAGAGGCTGAAAAAGTCGCTGCTGATGTTGAAGTCCAAAAAGCTACTGAAGAAGCTGAACTCGAAGAAAAGAAAGCTGAGGTGCAAGCTGTAGTACAGGGCGTAACGACAGGCGCGGAACGTCTCATCTCAGATTTGGAACAAAGAGTTTCAAAAAATCAAGAGGACCTAGGCGATGTTGTTGAAGAGCTTCGAAATGAAATAAAAGAGAAGTCTCAAGAAATCCAACACATTCGCGAGTCTAAAAGGGTTTTCGGTGGAGACCGTTCTTCCAATGATTGGAAGAAAGCATATGAGCAAGATGTAAACGATGCTTATATTCTAGCGAAAGCTACTGGTAAAGGATATGAAACTAACTTTGCCAAAGATGTCATGCAGAAAGTAAATGAGCACTCAGGTGTTCAGGTTTCTTCTGCTGATTTCGAACAAACCGTTTCAAGCAATATCGAGCGGGATATTCAAGTTGAGCTAGTACTAGCTCCTATGTTCCGTGAAATCGCTATGCAATCAGCGACTCAGATTCTTCCTATCCTACCGGATAGTGGATACGCTGAATTTACCGCTAACCAAGCTGCTTCGGGCTCAAGCCCTCATGGTAACTTGGAATCACGAGGTGATACCTATGGTACGCCGTTCGGTGGTAATGATTTGACAGAGCGAACTCTTTCAACCAAGAAACTGATTTCTCAGTCTTATCTTGGTAACGAAACTGAAGAGGATGCAATCATTCCGATTCTTCCTTTGATTCGTGAAAGTATTATTCGTTCACACGCTCGTGCAGTTGAGAACATGATTCTTGCAGGTAATCACGCTGACGGTACTTTTGGTACTGGTGGTGCGGCTCCTGACGGTCTTATTACTCTCGCTCAGGCTGATTCTGATAAGACTCAATCTGCTACTGCTTTTGCTTCAGAAAAACTTACTGCTGCTCAACTATTAGCAGCTCGTAAGAATATGGGTAAATATGGTATCCGACCACAAGATGTAGTTTACATCGTTTCTGTGGCTGAGTATCATAATCTCATTTCAGATGCTGCATATGCAGACTCTAGCCAAGTAGAAGGTCTTGCTACAAAAATTACTGGTCAAGTAGGCCAGGTCTACGGGTCTCCCGTAGTCGTTTGTGATGAGTTCGCTACTGCGGCTGTAAGCAAGTATTATGCCGTTGCGGTTAATACTCGTAACTTTGTAATTCCACGTCTACGTGGTGTTACGGTTGAAAGTGATTATGAGGTTGCAAACCAAAGACGAGTACTGGTTGCTAGCCAGCGTCTAGGGTTTACCGACATTATTAATGGTGCTACTGACAAGTGGGCACTACAGTATAAGGCTTCTTAATCATACTGGGTAATCTGGGGAGGGAAACCTCCCCAGGTTTTTACAAGGGTATTTTATGGCAGATTTAGTTACTAGAGATCAATACAAAGAATATAAAGGTATTGAACATTTCAAGGACGATGGAAAAATCGATTCCTTGCTGTCGCCTATAAGTACGTTAGTAAAAACCTATTGCGGTACCAGTTTTATAGACCATTATAGTAGTAATAAGGTCGAAATTTTCGATATATCTGATGGTCAAACTACAGAGCTTTTCTTAACTGAATCGCCCTTAGTAAGTGTAAGTTCCGTGAAGGAGAGAGAAGGCATAACTTCTAGTTATGTTACTTTAGTTAATAATACTGATTATTATATAGATGCCGAACACGATAGACTATATAGAATCGATGGGGACGTTAGTTCTAAATCTTGGGCTCAAGGTTTCGCGTCGATTGAAGTGACTTACAGAGCTGGATACTCCGCAACTCCACAAGACTTGCGATTAGCTATATATGACTTAATTACTTATTACCTTAAAGAAGAGTACAAAGGTAGAAAGTCTTTAGCTGGTGCAACGATTCAAAATGAAACGTCAACCACTATCCGCGAGGATATAGGTTTCCCAGATCACATTAAAAGAATTCTAGATATGTATAGAATTGTGGATGTTATCTGATGGCACGTTCAAATACTAC